GCTAACATCCTTAGCTCTAAGCCGCTGGCATCAATACCCACAAGCTTGTAGCCTTCAGGCACAGTCCAGCAGGCTCTACACTCTTTGCCGTAGGGCGAACCAAGACTAGGGACCTGTGCCATATTGGGGCTATTGTGCGTCATGCGCCCTGTAATAGTTCCATTAGGATTTACAAATCCTCTGACACGATCATCGTCGTGAGTGGCCTCAAGCCACGATGTAGCCTGTGCTATGCGTTTCTGTAGTAATAGATATTCAGCAATAAGTTTTGCTTCAGGTATGTCAGTGATCTTACTGAGAGTAGATTCATCAACGATTGGTTGGCCCGTAGGAGTAAACTTCTTAGGCTCCCAACCAAAGTCAATTAGATATTCACCTATCTGTTTTCGTGATCCAAGGTTGAATGGTACTTCTTCAATGCGTACAGCCTTACGCTTAATTGCAATTTCTTCATACTCTTCTTGAGTCAGTCTGCTTTTCTTTGTTGATCCCTCAACGAGAGCCATCTTAGAAAGCGCACCTGTCTTTGTAAACTGAGCCAGTAGTGTGGTCTTAAGCTGCTTGGGCCTAAAGGTTTTTTGAACTTCACGTTCAACTTCTTTTAGGCGGTCAGTCAGTTCAGCAACCAGAAGGCTTGCGGCTTTAACGTCCAGAAGAAATCCATGCTCGCGTTGATCAGCAATAATTTTTAGTGTCTCATGCTCAAGAGTAACTGACTGCCGACTAAAGCCACGAGACTCAATCTTAAGATTATTAAACATCTTTGCATTGAGTACGGCATCATTGCGACAGTAGTTAAGCATCTCAGGACTATACTCACCAAACTCTGTGTGGTCTATCTTCTGAAGGCCAATACGATAGCCCCAAGACTCAAGGCTATGGCCTCCCTCACGAGTAGGATTGAACAGTCGAGAAAGAACTAATGTATCTACAATGGCTCTACCATCTGCAAGATCTATGTTGTGTATTTTTTTTATGGCTGGGAGATCATAACCAATAATGTTATGGCCTATCAGCTTGTCGGCTGTAGATAGATGAGCCAGCCCCTGAACAATCTCAGTAGGCCCAAAGGTCTTTGTCTCGCCTGAGTCGGGATCGACAGCAGCAATACACCAGATCTTTGTAGGCTCAAGGCTATCAGCCTCAATGTCAAATACTATGCTCTTCATAAGCGGCTTTGGCCTCTAGTTCATCCATACGATTAGGATGCTCAACTTCAATGTAAGCCATCCACACTGCTAATACTATTACCCAACCGATCATAACTCAAGCTCATCTTGTTCTTCTGCTTCCATTGATATTTCACTGAGCCTGCCAGTATCTTTATCATAGAAGAGATGCGTAGCAATTCCTGTGTCGCCAGTATAACGAGACTTAAGAACTCTAACTCTTGTTGTGCTGGCCTCAATTGGATCCTCAGATTGTTGATTACGCTCAAGAGAAATTACACAATCAGATAACTGTGCGATGCTTTGAGAACCTCTCATGTGACTAAGGTTTACTTCAATGCCATTCTCATGCCCACGATTACCATCAATCCTACGCAAGTGTGAAACAAGAATCAAGCCCACTCCAGTTTCTTCAACCAGCGTTCTAAAATTGTGCATAATACAATCTATGTTTCGGCGCTCATCACCATCTGTTGTCATCGACAATAGCATATGAAGGTGATCAAATACTATCCACTTGCATTCAAGGCCTATAGCCATGAAACGTAATTTAGAAAAGATACTATCGACATCATTCATTCCAAGGTGTGCATGAATATAAACACGATTCTCGTTGTGTCCTCCATAAAGAACATTAAAAAAATTATCTATTTCTTCTTCGGTATACTTGGCTCTAACGCTATCAATGTGTAGACGATCATTGGCCTCAATAGAAAGTATACCATCTACTGTACGCCTCCAATCTTCTTCAAGAGCGATAACACCGACGCGATCATTAGTATTAGTAATCAACCAGTGCTGAAGCTCTCGCGTCACACTAGACTTACCAAGGCCTGTGCCTCCCGTCAAAGTTATTAATTCTTTTTGTCTTAGACCTTCAAGCTTATCATTGAGGCCGTGCCAAGGATAAGGTACTGATTCTTTCTTCTCGCGCTTCTTGTAGTTGTCACGCTCTTCACTGACGTTTAGAATCCCAGACGGCGTATAAAGTTTTGAACCCCACCACGCAGTAACATAAGCTTTGTGGTGGCCCAGCTTGAGCATCTCATTAGGATCTTTGAACTCAGGTGGGAGATTGAGGATCTTAGCTTTTCCGGGCTTGAGGATACGCGCCACTTTCTTTGCGGCTTCTTTTCCGGGCTTGTCGTTGTCGAATGAAATGACCACCGTATCAAACGATTCAAGGAACTCAAGATTTTCTTGGACATCTTTGACTGCGCCTTGCGCTCCATTCTTAACAGATACAACCGGCCATTTACTCCCCAGAAGTTCGTATGCCGCCATAGCATCACATTCACCTTCAGTGATCGTAATGTATTTGCCGCCCGTCTGCGCCACTTGCTGACCAAAAAGACCAGTTCCTTTGGGCGAGCCTGACCAAGTAAATATTTTATTTTCTCTGCGAATTTTAGTAGCGACTTCTTCATTGTTTATGTACGCTGGATAATGATGTTCAATAATTTTACCGGCTTCATCCTTGACTGACCGGACGCCATATTTCTTTGCAGTTTCAAGGGATATCCCTCTGTCTGTTAGTGCATGATAAAACACACTTTGTGTATCCTTAAATGAATTGTTGTCGTTAGATCTTTTGAAGCTATTAAAGTCTGCCACGTTGCCTCCCATTGCAGATTCATAGTCTTTAAAAAAAGTCCCGCAACTAAAACATTTTGCAGAACCGTTTTGATTTACGGAGACAGGATCGCTGCCTCCGCAATTTGGACAAGGTTTTTGATAGGCCACAAAGTCGCCCATGTTTATTCCTCCGTTTCATTGTCCTCAACCAAAGCTTCATCTTCAAGAAACTCTTGCATCTTGGAATGCAGAGCAACTGAAGAAGCCTGTAAGATTGTTAAGTCTGCTTGCAGTGCGTCCATTCTTTGTTGGACAGTAACAAGAAGATTGAATGTTGCCTGACCTTCGCCAGACAACTTCTCAACATCATAGGTTTTATCTTCGTGCGTGTATCTATAATTCATTATAATTCATCTCCATCGTTGTCATCAGAAACAATATCAAACTCTGCTCCATCTGGATTTGCATATTCAATAAGATCTAATACTTGCATGGCCTGAAAGTCTAGACCTTTATATGAAGTACCATTCCAAGTAGTTTCCCACTCTTTGTATTGAACACGAACCTTTGAACCATTACCAACAGCAACATTTAATGGCTGTTTGTTGCGGTCTAAAAGTTTTGGGGCAGAACGAATCATACCATTGGGGCCATTAACTTTACGTTTAATTAAAAGGGCTGGGCCTTCTTCCATGTCTTTAACCGTAAAGCCGCGAGATCTAAAATCATTTGCAACCTCATCATCTACTACAAGATTAACTGTATACACAGGGGTATAAGTTGTATTAGGTGTAGTAACAGAAGCCCAATAAGCAATGCCTTCAACAAGTGCCATAATAAAATCTCCTTAAGATTTGTTAAACAAGAAAGTGATGTAACGCGGAATACAACTAATAACATAATCTTCAGTCAATGCTTTTGCCTCCTTTTCTGACATTAGATTAATCCAACTAATCATATTTCTCATAGCGTCTGAAGATGGTAAGCCAGTACCTAGCCCCATAACAAACGCACGACAAAGATGATCTTCAACATCAAAAACCTCATCCATTACTCATAGTCTCCTGTAAGTATAGTCATCTTTACAAGATCTAATAGAAGATTAAACTTTTCCATATCAATATCAGATACTACTCTTAAGTCTTCTCCAGTATCAACTATTAAGATAAAAGGATATCTTAACTCTTCTTCATTTGAAGAGTCTTGTAATTTTTTAAGACCTTCAGTAACTTTATCGTTAAGAGATTTCTTTTTATCTTGTTTAAAATTACCTTGTATAACTTTCAACGATTACCTCCAGAACCTTTTATCACTCCACGTTCAGCACGACTGCGTAGTTTAGAGAGATTATACTCCGCAACAGTAGACAAGTCAACCCCCTGATCTTTCAATAACATAGAAAGATTCCAAAGGACATCACCGGCTTCTGATATCACATCATCTATATTGACATTTTTATCGTCGCCCCTTAACATAGGCTTAATAAATAAATCAGATAGTTCTGCTGACTCAACCATCAAAGATGCAATAGGATAAAACATATCTTTGTATTGTGCCGTTTCAGCGGCAGCTTTTTGATAGTCATCAAATTTCATTTTGAGCTTTCCTGTATTAACCAATCAAGATAAACACGAGCTTTCCTAAGATCTTCTACACCATTTTTGTATTTAAATCTATGTAAATATTTCATAACATTTCCAGCACAGTAGTCACAAAAGCCGGGGCCAAGCTGTTGCTTGATATAATCAATTGCTTCTATACCGCCTTTGTTGTAGTGCTGTGGTTTTGTAACAGCATTATGTTTATCTTGAGGATGATAAAGCTTTCCGGTTATAGTACTAGATCTAATATTATTCCATTCTTCTGGTGTTACATCATCAATACTCATAACTTACCTCCATATTAAATGTAATCAGTTAATATAAAAACAACACTAAAGAAAATAATTATTCCAAAAGCATACCAATATTCTGGCATGGTGTAAATAAAATGTTTTATGCGGTCTTTGTCCATCTCATTGGCCTCCCTTTCTGTAACCAATCAAAGAATTTAAATTCATAATATTTGTTGTATGCTGTAACAGTGTCAGGATCTTTGAACTCGTCGGGCATACACTGAGGCGGGTCAACAAATCCTTTACTCTCAATGCTTTGCGGGGCTTTGCTAGTAAAGAACTTTAACTTATCCCAACTCTTATGGTTATGATTGAAACGCTTTTCAAACTCTGTACTGAGGGCTTCAAAGTGTTTATACAACCATTCGTAATGTTCCTTACTTTGTCTAGCCCAAACTGTACTAGGATGATTGACATGAGCCGCAAGATAAAACTTATCATCATGTTTATCCATGACCCAGCGTTTAGCCTTGCGGCCTGATTCAGTGCGACCTTCAACAAGATTACCGTCAAGGAAACGATGAGCAGTAGAAAGAATCTGTGCGGTTTCCAGCGGCATCTTAACAATGTGCTGGTCACATAAACTTTCTGCGGCTTTGCGTGGGCATTTACTTCGATAAAAGATATTCATATTTAACATCCTCTAACACATATTAACAAAGCTATTCATATGTACAGTTGCGATATGAATGTTACCATCCATACAATACTGATAAGCATCTGCTAGAGCGTGTGCCGCTTTCGCAACCAAGACCGCTTGCTCATCTTTGTTTATTCCTTCGCACGAAAATGTAATTTCATGCAAAAGTTTCATTTCTTTTTCGCCGTCTTGTTGTTCGTAAATACGAATGATTGAATCATGCCAGAGCATTTCAGTCGATATCATTAGGCTGATCTCCATTATTTTTTATCTTTACTTCTTTATCGCAGTCATCACAAAATGCTTCGGTGTAGCTATCAAGTTGGGCCACACCAAACTTTTTTTCTAAGTTATTCCAATAGATATCACCCCGCCATATCAAGTCTGTGCCGTTGCAGACCGAGCAGTTGTATCGGTAATAAGAATTACTCATATCTAGTCTCCATGATCCGACCAATGATAGTCTGCGTTACTCATGTCATCAGCAATAAGATCGTATATGTAATCAATATTAATCCAGTTAGTAATATCAATTCCATAGGCTTCTACTGAAACGAGTTCAGCTAAACCCTCCTCACCATGATTTATATAAGTAACTTTAACATCTAAAGTCATCCAAGGGCAGTCGAGTTCTACATCAAATTCTTGATGCCCATACATACTAGCGGTTCCCATTTCTTACCTCCTCATGTTTTATAAGAGTATCCATCACACTAATAGGGCTGGTATAACCTGCGGCAAAGCCCTGCATAAAACGAGTCAGGCTATCATCTTCACCTAACAAACGCTTATAGCGTCTATAGTATTTTAGATGGTCTGATTTTTGGTCACGAAAAAACTGTCTCCAGAATTGAAGTTCTTCTAACCTATTCATAATATTCTCCTAAGAATGTGTGTATCCATCAGGCTCTATTGCTAACCACATACCATTCCATTGTACACAGACAGCACCATCGCCCCCAATAATATTTTGGACTGAGCGTCGAAACCTCAAATAACTTTTACCTTCATTCCAGAACATCCACTTTCTTTTGAGTGATTCTTGTTGGGGTTTAGTTAGTTGCATCGTTATCTCCAGTCCTCACGCTAAAATCTAGGCAGTTATTTTCAATAAGATTTTCTAAATAGTTTATTACTTCCGGTAAGGTAATTACGCCTAGATTTTCATCAACTTCCATTTCCAATTCAATAGTTACAAGAGCCATAATAATCTCCTAAAATAAATACAACGCATATGTACTACACTTTTTTAGCTCACCGTTCAATCCAATATAGATTGGTAACGAGCTACCCATATTGATCTGCATTTCTTTTTTATTTTTAGCGACCAAATATTCAACACCTTCATCGGCTTTAAAATCTTTGAGTCGTTTAACGTGTCGCCAAATAACCATACCACCAGTATTGTTTTTGTAATGGGTTACATAATACATATTACTTTCCTTTGTGGTTGTTGATCCATTCTTCAACGGTGTCACCAGACTTGGCGGCATCGTCCCAGAATTTATTTAAGTCTTCTATAGACCATTCGCTCTGCTCTTGATGTAGACAGTCCAGAATAAATGCACAATAGTCCTCGTCATTCATTGCTGATCTGACTAGCCTATGAGTATTAATCATTTTTTCTTGTCGCTGTTTCATATAGCCCCTAAACAAAAAGCGCCCCGAAGGACGCTATAGTTTTTAGTAGTAACCTTCACGCACTCTATGAAGGACATTGAAGATCTCCGATTCAGTGAAGTGTAATTCTCTTAACGATTCAGCCAAGCCACCATAATCTGGATTGGGCTTTATATAAATATAAAGCTGAACAAGAGATTCAACATCAACATTATCAGGCCGCGATACGGAATACATCAGAGTTTACCACACGGCGTACAACATCTTGCCGCTTGTGACTGACTGAAGCAATATTGA